TTACGCTCACCCATAGCCTCAGCATAAGCCTCCTTAGTTACTTCGTCCGAATCAACTGCTTTGGCCTTGGCTGCGACTACTTTAGTAGTCTTAGCAGCCTTAACCTTAACAGTAGCAGGCTTTGCAGCGCGAGGCGCCTTGCTAGCAGTCATGCCTTGTGCAGCAAGATACTCAACAGCGGCTTCTTTAGCCATAGCAAACGGCAGTTCAATCATATTAACGTCAGTGCAACCAAAACGCTCAAGTGCCTTAGCGCGATTCGCATCGTTAGCAAATTTGTAAACAACGGCGCCGTTTTCAACACAAGTACCTGCAAAAGTAAAAGTCTTAGACATATACTCTCCTAAAAGTTACGGGTTAAATTAACTACACAACACCATTATTATAGCAAAATGGGTATTTTGAGTCTACCGTTTTTTTCGTTGCTTTTTTGCAACAGTTTTGGGTGTTGCTAAAGGTACAACTTTTGTTGCATTTTTGAGCCGATGAAACAAATCTGTTGCTTTTTTAAACTCAAAATTTGGATGCTTATACATATAGTCAATTTTACGCTCTAAAACTTGCAAAACTTCTAACAAGTCCATTTTTGTTGCAAAATCGCTATCCATTAGTATTCTGTTAACATCATGCTTGTCTAACATGTACTCTACCCATTTTGTTGTTGCGGGTATTTTATAATATTGAACTATTGCTTTTTTGTTATTGCGAGTTGCATATTTGCTAATGTAAGTGCGAGCTAACATATAGCCTCCTTTAACAAAGACTATAATTATATGCAAAACTTGAATTATGTGCAACGGATGTTAAAGTTGCAAGTTGTCTAGGTATTGCTGAAGGTTGTCGGCATGCAATTTGAGCATGGTAGTCTCTTGTTCGCCTAGCAAAATCAAATGGTCCATTTTTGGAATGTAATACGGGCAAGTAAATAATCTACTCAGCTGTATAAGAGTTCGATTACGTAATGGTTCGGACAATTCAATTTCATAAATGGGTATTTTGGTGTATTTACGAATGAATTGAATGCCTGATTTACTTAATCTTAGATTATGTGGATCGGTATGATTCCACCACCAAATTTTAATAAACATCGGATATTCGGATGCATTTCTACCGGCTGCTTGCAGAATACCTTCGGTGTATGAAAGATGATTACGGGTAGATTTGATCACCTTGTTTCATTAGAACCACAGTAAATTTATCAGTCTTGAAAAGGATATTGAGCTTTTTTGCAAGGTTGATAGCATGCCCGCTGTTGCTAAAACTGACTTTTTTGTATTTTGGCCCAGGGTATGCCACCAGCATGTTAGAACTTTTTAAATTAATCGGCTTGTTATCGTAAAAAACTGCCCAAATTCCTTCACTGCTGAGAACTTGGTCACTTTTGTAGTTAGATTTATTGACATGTTCTAACAATATAGTTGGCTTTGGTCTGGACATCTTTGTATTTCCTTGATTATGTATTTATGCTTAAATATGGGCAGTTTTTAGATCAAAAACCTCCGCCATCAAGACTTATAGAATCTGTTTGTGCAGCATCTGGTTGTACTTGAAGCTCAGCTATGTTAGCCAGTAGATTAAAGATATCGGCATGTAAATTCCTGGCTTCATCGGCACTCAATGCTAACTGTTTACTACCAGTTTGATTCATTACTTTGACTCGTTCGTTGAAGTTTTTTATTGCCAAGCTTAATTTTCGCATTTCAGTTTCCTTAAATGGTCTTGCATATCTTTTTGTGTTTTAAACGGACCAATAAACGCATATCTAGCTAAGGTAATATTTTTTGGACAATAATATTCGGCCCATATATGATTCAAATTGATTAGATAATATCCTGCACAGAACAAACTTTTACTTTTTGCGGTTTTACTATATATTGGCAATCGTCTTTGTACATCCCAGACTTGATTAAACGATTTTCCAGTTACCGGATATCCATATACCAATTTGGAATTTTCTTTCTTGACCTTATCTACAGTACCAAACTTGATATTGTATTTTTGTTTTAAATTTTTAACCGACGGAAAATATTCTCTTTGTTCATCGTGTACATAAGCATACCCGCCATCTTCGCGAGCTTGTATGGTAGCAATTTTTTGTCCTGAGTCTTCCACTACCCAGAACTTGTTTTTAATTACTGGTTTTGCAATTAGTTCACTCATGATTTACTTAATGTGTGGTGTGTAACAATTTTACCTAGTTCTTGTCCAATATCGCTGTCATCGGTAATGACATACATTTCATCCTCATTACCATGTCCTTGATTAACTCGCACAACATAGCCGCCGTTGGCTGCATGTATATCAAGAGATATTTTTTTATTTGGCAATTTTTTTGTGTCTACGATATATGGACCACCTATATCAATTTGCGCCACTTGACTCATACCTGCCCCTGCCATGTTCATAGTGTAGGTGCTCATGCTTTCATTTGCTCCAACATGATTGCCTGTGCTACCTGCTTGGCAAAATCTTCATGATCATGAATCATGTACAGGGTTCCTTCATGACGATCAGTTTTATGATTATATGTTCGAGATTCAAGAATATGACCACCTACTGCACGATATAAACAAAAGTTCATACCCTGTTGATTTAAACTGTCTCTTGATGATACTACAGTTTCTTTCATTACACTAACGGGCCGATCTTGCGACAACCAATTTCTCACAGCTTGTCTTAACCAGTTCATGTCTTACTTTCCTCTTCTTGACATAGTACCTTCATCATTTCGAACTTATCATGCAGATTTTTAAGACCTGGATGTTGATCCATTAAAGATTTTAATTGATCCTCTTCCTGCTTTTTCTTTACAGCCCAATCAATAGCTTGTTGTGCATCATGGCCAAGAAAGATATTGGTACTGGTTTCAATACTAAACCAGTCTACACCGTTGTATACCTCGATTGAGTTTGAACTGGTATTCCATCGTAGCATGCCGGCACTTTGTGCGCCCGGACTGATTGGAGGAACGTTACTGTGCCCACTACTAACTTGTATATGGTTGGTACTACTGTGTATAGTTTTTATCATATGTATTCTATCATTAAAATGCTCACTACAAATGCTATGATTAAATAAGTCAAGGTATGTATTAACTGATCAATACCAATCCAGAACCAAAACTCATTGCTGTCGTAAGCTAACTTTACAGCAACTCTACGATGAGTCCAATCAACTGTATAATGAATTACAGCATCAAACACTGCCAACATAACACAGGCTTGTAAACCTAAAAAATGCATGAGTATTACATAGGTTAACGCACCGTGCAGACCAGCATGTTGCAATCCGCCCAGTCTACCAAAGTGTCCTTTGTCCTTGAGCATACGATCGCTTTGCCAGCAAAAGTCTGCTAAGAAATGTTTAACAAACAACAATGCCAAGATCAGCCATGTGATCATTCGGGATACTCCGCTCCTAAGAACTCCGAAAAACTTTGACTTTGTTCACTTAATCTATTCAATTCATATTTGCCGCAAAACCTCAAGAATTGTGCGCCTACCATTGGGCGACTTTTTTTAGTTGCATTGGTGGCGATTGTTTCTGTGATCTTGGACTTGATATCCGCAGGTTGAGCGGTGAGATCCACTAGCACTCGATTGCGTTCATAATCATCTAACACTCGATGTTCCACACCGTTATGGTCCGTCCATCGCTGAAGCATAAGGTTATTCCAAGCATATCCTTTTTTATGTTTGTCAGCAAACGCTTCAGTGAGGCCAACTTTGTTCTTGGAACCCCGCGTCCTAACACCAGGGTATGCGGAAAAGATATTATCTGTTGGATCTCCGCGCATACACTTTTCAAACAGGATCCACGCCGGATCAGGTATGACTCTGGGTGCTTTGGTCTTTTTATCAATTACCAATCGACCTTTCTTGTCTAGGATACCGTCGAGCGTGTGGAGTTCATCGGCAACACCGTTATATTGCTGGACATTCAGCGCAAGTAGTTGGTAGAAATCGGTATCCGAGGATATAATAACATGATGGTCATTGGGGTGTTGGTGGATGAATCCTGCAATAAGATCATCTGCTTCAAGCTCGGGATGTTGAAGAACTGTGCAATTAGTCTTTTCTGTGAGGAACGTTTTAAGGTTATCAAACGCCTCCCAAAATAGTCGGTCCTCTTCCTGTTCTGATTCAGTGAGGGCTGCACGAGCAACTGCACGATTCTTTTTGTACGGCTCGTAATAATCTTTTCGCCAGCTCCGTCCCTCCAAACAGAATACGACATGATCAGCTTTTTGATTGCGCCATGCCTTATTAACCGATCCGAGGGTAACATGAATAGCAAATCCTAACCTATCCCAAGTGTCCGATTGACGATGGGCCGAATGACGAGCACGAAAGAATGTGTTTGCAGTATCTACAATTAGGTATCTCATGCATTAATAGTAGCATATTATAACAATGCAGTCAAGCGAGGCAAAAGAAATTCTGCCCATTTTCTGTGAGCTTCGGCACCAAAATGATAAGACGAATTAGATTGGAAGCCCTGATCCGTTAACCATTTGCAATAGGTCATGTTGGGATTATATGGATCCACATACGAATCGTGCCAATAAACAGGTTCTTGTGTGTGGAAATCATTGTATGTGTTAAAGAACAAATGTGGTATATCTGTATCCAATAGTTCAGTGTGGAACTCGCGTATTTGTTGGTGTGCTAACTTGGTTTTTTTGCGCCAATCTAAATTGACAATATAATCTTGATATTGTTCTTTTACAGAATCGGGCCAGTCATGCCCGACGCCGCCGGCATTTATTTGCCAGTATACACCATCCTGTAACCATTCTTCGCGTTCCCAGGTACTCCAGCCTATAATAATAAAATCTGGCGTTGTAGTTTCTAAATATTTTCTGGTAGTTCTGATTATTCTAGCATTTGAACTAGCAGACTCTGCATCACAATGCAGAATGGCAAACAGTTCGTTAGCAATATTGCAACCATAACTAGCCCGCTCGTTGTCGGGGTGCGGTATACGGCCTAACGCATAGTAAAATGGATCGTCCTCGGCAAAGCAATACGAATTCACTGCTTCTGCTCCGGCACTATGACTGTCACCATTTATATATAAAATCATGTCTTAACTTATTTCAGTCCTACCGTTGCCTAAATCATTTCGATCAACTCGCCTAGGTCTTGCATCGATGGGCTGATTTGCCTCCCATTGTTCAAAGTTTTCATTTAGTATATTTCTGCATATACCCTGAAACCACCTATCTACTATTTCAGCATCGGTATCATCTTTTTTCTGCATATATCCGGCTTTTACTAAACGAGCAACAAATACTTCGTTCCAATCCAGTTCAAATGCACCATTACCTACATCATCAGGGTCAAGGTCTACACTGATCACACTGATATAAGGTTCACCAGCCTCTGTGGCTAATTCTTTAGCAGTTTTCTTTTGTGTTTTTGGTTCAGTCTTAGCTACTGTCTTTGCTTCTGGTTTCTTTTTAAGCCAATTGAACATATCTATCCTTTCTCTTGTATTAATTTTACAAATCCCACTTCGTAGTACAGTCCCACAATATCCAAGTCAATCAATTTGTAAGTTATAAATTTTGGTTTTCACAATCTACCAATTTTATCCAATCTAAAAATAAAAGTTCTAGATTTTATTCTTAAAGAACATACTATATTGGTTTTAGATCGTAAAAAGTAAAAATTAAACTTTGACACTTAGGTACCCCACTCGTTCTTGAACAATGGCACTTGCAATCGATCTGAATATCTTAGTCCATGTTTCATTGCAAACTCTGCTACACGTCGATTGTTAAGTGTATATACTTTTTCAACACCGCCTACTGGCATCAAGTATACTGGTCCTTCAAAACCTGCATCTCTATATTGTTTGGTTGCTTGTAGTGCATCTTCACAATCTTCTTCTGTGGCAACTACAAATTTAAGATACACATAGCCATATTCATCATATTCGTTGATGATCTCTGGTTTAATTGCATCCTCCCACCGTTCGCCACTGCCGGGAAGTTTAGGACTTACACTGAATGTAAATGTATTGAAGCCTTTATAATGATGCCAATTACGATGTATCCAAGTTTTAAAATCTTCCGACAACTTTTGTGTACCGTTGGTTTCAAAAGTTAGTTCTTTTAGTTTAGTCATAGCTGGATGTGCTAGCAAATCAATGTATGCTCGTTGCCAACCTAGCAATGGTTCACCACCAGTGATTACAAGATGTTCCTCACGCCATTTGCCATGCGGAAGTATTTGCATGATACGATCAACAATAGCATCTGATTCTAACATAGGGCTGAGATCTTTGAATCTAGGATCCCATGACGCATAACTGTCGCAACCTGTGCTAACTAAAGGCAGTTCTTCGTATCGGTTAAAATAATGAACTCTGGCAGCTATATCTTCCAGTTCTCTAGACAGTTTGCCTCGAGGCATGCCAAATCCCTGACAGGTAAAGTTGCACCCAAATGTGCGTAAGAACACACTTGGCACACCCATATATCTACCTTCGCCCTGTATTGAATAAAATAATTCTGCTACTTTTATTTTGCTCATTGATTGCCTTTATCTTTAGATTTATCCACAGGAACGCATTTTAAATTTGTGTCACAGCGTTCCATAGTGCCATCTTGTGTATTCATACGCACAATACTTTCACCATCGTATACTATTTGATATTTGCCGTTTACCTGATAAATCATTACACCTATCATTAAAGTTTCTACTATCATTAGTTTCTGTAATGTAAATCGACTCGACGATTTTGACTCCACGCTTCTTCATTTGATCCTAATGCCTTTGGTTTTTCTTTGCCGTATGAATAAGCTTCTAACTGCTGCTCCTTGACTCCGTACAGTATCAACAGTTTTTTAACGGCGGTTGATCTTTTTTGTCCCAGAGCCAAATTGTATTCAGCACCGCCGCGTTCATCAGTATGTCCTTCTATAAACACAAAATGATCAGGGTGTTTAATTAAAAATTCTGCGTGTTGTTTTATAATCGGCAAATATCGTTCCTGTACTGTATATTCGTCTAAATCAAAATACACAGAATAATTTTCAAACAACGTGTTCGGATCTTGAGAGCGAACAGATTTTTTAATAACGACACTTGATTCGACTGCGACTTGATTTGTAATTACCTTAGATTCGTTGGCATTTGTAACTCGCCGGTCTTCGATTGTAGGTATAGGCGACTCGTTATGTTTTTGTGTTGACGTAGAGTCTAAATTAGCCGTCGAACAGCCAGCCACAAACAGAGCAATTAATGATAATTGAATATTATTCATGCAAATAGATCCTCATTCCATTCTCTATGACCTTCTCTAAAAGCCATATTACTTTGTGTTTCTCTTACCTCAACTCTATAACACCAGAGACGCTCGGCTTCGCCTGGACCCCACATGTCAGGAATGTATACACCATTCACATACTTGTATAACATGTCAGCAAGACCTTCGCAACCTAGTCTTGGCAGTACGGTTAGTTTAGCAAGTTTTCGTTCTTGTAGCAACTGAAATGTCGCCAATTCAGGATCATCCTGTGCTACAAGTAACGTATGGTCAAATTGATCTTCTAATATGGATTTAAGTTCTTTGAGGCCGCCATAATCAGCTGCCCAATTACGCACATCTAAATCGTCTGTGCCAAAGAAAAATTTCATACTAAATGAATAGCCATGTATTAAATTACAATGACTGTCTGCTCGCCATTGCCGATACGCACAAGGAAATGCATCGTGATACTCTTTGGTGCTGGTATATTTGTAAACTGTAGACGGGTATGCTTCTTTGTTAATGTACATCAAATTTTCCTATAAATTAATATTCAAAACTATTTTTTAATTGTAAAGCTTGGTAATTTTTTAGTGTTTTTTTAGAGTTAAATTTTTTTGCTAATAGTGTCATTTTTTTTAATGTTTTTGGTGGAAATTTTTCTAATTTAGGTGTTGCAAAATGATTAGCATTAAACTCGTGATAGACATGGTGAGTTTCAATTTTCCATCCAAACCAATAAAACATTTCCTCTATCCAATATAAGTTAGGACAAGCGCCAACTGACATTTTTTTGTTCTCATCATCGTCGTAAACAGTAAATGCACTCTCTGTTGATTGAAAATAATATTTTAATGCTGCAGGGCTTGTATCATCAATTATGCTGCTTTCAAATATAATATTTTGAACTTTACTTTTTGAAATCGTCTCAAGAAAAGCATATGGATTCTTTAAATGTTCAAGTACTAATGTTAAAATTACTGTATCTTTGTCCGCACAAACAGATTCTAAAAAATTTAAGTCTTCAATGTTATGTTGTTCAAATTTAAAATTAGTTACATTTAACTCAGAACACGCATACTTTGCTACTTCTAACGGAAATTGTCTAGCGTTAACTCCGTGTATTGATTGAGCACCTAAATAAGCGGCGACATAAGAAAAAAATCCAATATGACACCCAAGGTCTAAAATTCTACAGTTTTGAATATAACTAAGATCTTGAAGAAATAATCTTTTTAATCTCCGCAGATCATTATCCGGGTATTTATACTGTAGATCAAATACAAAGTCGGCTCGCGAAATTAGTTTATTGCTATGAAATAAATGAGAAAAATATTGATAATCTACTGCGGGCGGTAGTAAAGATATGTCATGCATGTGTTTTCTCCTATGTTAAGATTTTAGCATAGGCTTGCAGAATTTGTAAAGCGGGATGAATGCCAAGAAAGGCCGCTGTGGGTTAAAATTTGTTAAGTATGATATATTTATTTTTGCTATTTTTAAATTGAACAATATGTTTTTCAAGAACATTCAAAGCCAAAAGACTGTTCCAAAGAGGCCATTTATATTTCATTGCTTCTTCGATCATCATGACATGTCGCTTGGCTCGTTCTAAAAAATCAAATTCTGGATTATTTGGATTCAACCAAAATTGTGTGTTTATTGCTCCTGATTCGGAATCATTCAAGAACATGAATTTTTCGTTAATTGCTATATTTTCCAAAGGACTGCCAGAGAGGATGCCAAGCAAGTTAAGTGTTTCTATTCCTATTATAGTACCAGAAGCAACATATTTTTGCCATCGCGGAAACATTCGCAACGTTTCTTGATAATCCTCAATGGTTTCTGATACATACCCGCTAAAAAATAAAAATAAAATTTCTATCTTGTTTTCAAGAAAATTTTCAAGATAAAATTCAATATCGTCATTTGTAAATTTTTTACCAATTTCAAAACGAACACGATCGCTGCCGCTTTCAATTCCTGCATACAAGGTTCTACCTCCTGCTTCGCGCATCATTTTAAAATGATCTTTTGGGGTATTACTTTTTGGTCTTATTAGGTATTGGCCAGACCATGAAATTGGTTTATTAAACTTATATCTCGCCAATGCATTACACATATCATCAAATGCTTTAAAACTACCATTTACTAAACTGTCGGCAAAATAAAAATTAGTCACTCCGTATTGCTCATAATAAAAAATAATTTCTTGAGCAATATTTTGACCAGACCTGAATCGATATTTAGGAGAAGTATTAACTACGTCACAAAATGTACAATTTAATACACAACCTCGGCTACCAACAATGACAAATTCCAATTCGCCTTGACTGTTTTTGTATCGTGGTAAATCATGATACTGATAATTTGGAAAAGGATATTGGTCTAGATTACTTAGTTGAACAAAATTTTTATTTCCAATTCCTGGACCGTGTCCTTGTTGAAAATATTGTATTAAGGATTCTTCTGCTTCTCCTACGATGTACTCGTCTACTATTTTTTTATCTTTGAGATGTTGACCAAAACTTTTTGTAAAACTGATATCAATGCTTTTTGTAATACCGGCACCACCAATAATTATTTTGGCATTAGTTCTTGCCCTGATGTACTTGAGGAATATAGATGCAAATGGTTGAGCTAAAAAAGAAAATAAACTAACTATAATATAGTCATATTCATTGAACTTAATTTTGTCTGCAACATAATTTAAAAATAATTTTATTACCAATTCTTGATCTTGATTAAACTGTGAATACCCTCCCCAGAACACATTATCGAATAAATCATTTGATAATGTGTTATTGTAGATAAAATCTTTTAATTCTAGATTTAAATCTGCTAGAACAATGCTATGATGTAGTTTTTGACAAGTTGCAGCAAGTATACCGGCACTCAATGAAGGACGTTCAGAATCCAGCGGTGGAACATTACAAATTAATGTTTTGATCATTGAAATATTTATTTTTTATATGATTAATTGTATTTACAACCTTATCGTAAGAAAATTTATCTCCACCGCTATAAGCACCAGCAGAACTTTGATTTTTAATAAATTTTTCTTCAATGATCCAATTTAAGATCGGAGTCGTAATTATAAAAAACAATTTTTCGTTTTTATAGAATGTACCGTTATTGCTTAAATTTTGAAGCCACGACGATCCCATTGATATGTCATCGATCTGTATATCTAGTATCCTCAAAGTTTTATCTTCGATAATCTCTTCGCCATCAAGCTTGGTATCCCATATGTTGTTTTCTCCAAACTGTTTTCCAATTCCTTCAATAACAACAGTAAATGTTTCTGATTCTGGAACAACAAGACTAAATAAACGATGTTCGACTATAAAATCATCGAACAAAAGATTATCATTTACATGTATTTTTAATTTTGGCCAAGAATTACAAAATGTTGCTTTGAATTCAAAGACTAATTTCATATTCTTGCTGTTTCTCTAGCTACTCGCTGCATTTGTTCTTGTAAATTGTTGTTGGTTACGTGATTGAAAAACTTGATCAAAAACATACTAGCAGCACTGGCATCGTCGCCATGAAAATGTAACCTGGTGCCGCCTACTCCGTTGTGATGATGACATCGTTTGCCGCGACCGTAGCTGACATAGTGAACTGTTTGTTCTCTGCCTCTGTTGTCGTACCAAGTATCTTTGTATACTCGACCATTAACCAGTTTATACCAATCTATCATATCGTCTGACAGACGTCGTCTGTCAGACGATCAACATCAATCCAAACAGCATAAGCAACACTGCATCCTGGTGGCAATGCTATCACTGGTTACTCCCACCAGTTTTCCCACGGAAACACTACCCAACATGGATCATCTAGTTTGTTTATGTTGCGACTGCTATAATCAACTTTTTCGTAATTACTTGCTTCATTGTTAATAACAACTGCAAATCTTACATTTTTGTTCCAGATTGCCGACCATGCAGGATGATTAGGCAAACAACTGCTTTGCCAATCTT